GCTGGCGCCGATTTGGCACCAATTAGAATTGAATCTTCTGGTTCAAATTTTATTAGATTAGATTCTAGCTTAACATTTACTCCTTCTTCAAATGCATTTACGATTGAATCCGGTTTCTCTGGTGCAGAATCGCTAGTGGTTCGTTCTGGTGGTGCATTGCTTTGGGGTGGTGATATTAATGTTGAATCAAGAGATTCTTCAGGTGATGCTTATATTACAGAAAAGAATAAAGATAGTTTGTTGTTTGCAATTCCTTTTGAAGCTTTAAAAGAAGGAACAATCACAAACTTTGATTTCTTTGCGAATAAAGTTTATGCAAACAAGTTATCGGACGGCGGCGGTGTAATTACAATTTCCACTGTTGGTACAGATACGTTTGCTTTTGCTGGATCAGGCGGCGTTTTAGGTGATACTGCTATTCTTGAAAACATTGTTTGTTTGGTTCGTTCTGACACTTCTTCAACAAATTCGGCATCAGGTATTGCTGCAAACACCATTTTATCATTGGCTAATAACTTATTTACGGTTACTGCTGTTAATAGTACAACAATTCAAGTTGATTTGAACACCGCTGCAATTCGTTGTGATTTTATTATCAAAACAAAAGTTAATAATGCAGAAGATGGTACAAACGGTGCAGTCAGAACAAAATCTTTATTTCCAACAAATGATTATTTGCACGAAAGAGTTCCATATATATTGGACGATGTAGACGCTTTAAACGTTGGCAATACAGGCACGGTTACCGCTATTACTGGAGGCTATGTTTTTCCAAGTATTGGTGTTACACACTATGATTTTTCGACTATTGGTGGTTCTTTTCCACTAAACAATCTTAAAACTCCTGGTGTTCCAGTTAGTTTACAAGTATCTGACGTTTATGAAATTGTTAGGATTGTTGATTCAAAAACAAATACCGGCAATATTACAATGTCAATGTTGACTAATCCAGCACACGATGTAACTGACCACTATGAGTTGGACAATGGCCATAGAAAAACACATTATGACCATGCAACAATTAAATTGAAACGTGGTTATAGTTCACCAACTGGTTCATCATTGATGATTCAGTACAAATATTTCAATCACGCCGGTGCACCATCTCCACAAAATAATGGTTTATTTACTGTTGATTCCTACGCCGGCTCAACTAATTTAACATATAATCAATTACCAAGATTCTTCAACCGTGAAGATGGTAAAATTATTTCATCACGTGCAGCTTTAGACTTTAGACCAACTAGAGATGTTGCAAGCACCGTATTAACAGGTGCAGTTAATCCTGACCCAGATTCTTTGGCTGAATTGTCTTTTGAATATTATTTGCCAAGAATTGACCAGATTGTTGTCAAACCTTCACAAGAACTTTCAATCATTAGTGGTAAACCTGATGTTACGCCTATTGCACCACCAGTTGGTCCAGAAGATTTACATCTCTACACAATGTTTGTGCCTGCATATACTGAAAGTGTTAAAGACATTCGTGCTGACTTTAAGAATAACAAACGTTACACAATGAAAGACATTAGTGCTTTTGATTCTAGAATTAGAGGGTTAGAATACTATGTGTCGTTAAATACTTTAGAAAGAAATGCAAATGATTCCAAAGTATTGGATGCTACAGGATTAGAACGATCCAAATATGGTATTTTAGTTGATAACTTCTCTGATAATTCTGTACAAGCAACATATGGCGATGCTGGTTTTGATAATCGATGTATGGTTGATAATGGTTTATTAAAACCGGCTTCGTTGATGCGTACAGTTAAGATGATTTGGAATCCAGCTGCTTCGTCTGGTTCATATCGTGCTGTTGGTTCTGGTGACAAAAAATCTTTGATGATGGATTTTACATCATTGGCATTTGCTCAACAAGATTCTGCAACGAAGACTGTAGGTGTGGCCAGTGCTCTGTATGGTGCATTTAGAGGAAATATGAAATTGTATCCTGAGTATACAGCAGAAGCTGATACGGAAACAACAGCTAAAACTACACTGAATTCAACGCAAGGTATTGAAAACGCATTTAACTTTTTAAATAATTCATTTAGATATATTTCAGACCAGAATCCAGCTTGGGATAATGATAAGAATAATCCATTCGGTAAAGTTATTGATTCAAAATGGTACGAAACAACTTCAGATTCAACTTCAGTAAAAGTAACAAGTAGTGGTTCTGGTTATGATTTGAAAGATGCTGATTTTGGAACATTACAGACTACAACAAATAGTGTATACATCAAAAAAGGTGCTCAATACACACAACAACTTCTTGCTGCTCCAACCACAAGTCTTGTTGACCTTGGCAATTATGTAACTGATGTTTCAATCAATCCATATTTAAAACCAAGAGCAATTTCTTTTGTTGGTGATTCATTACGACCAGACACAATATATTTTGCTTTCTTTGATGGTGTGTCTGTAAATAATTATGTTGTTGTTCCAAATAGAATTAAAACAACTATTGGTCTTGCTACAAATGGATTCCAACCAGGTGAGCTTGCAGTTATTGCTGATGACCAAAATGAAGCTGCAACATATTTGACAAATTATAAAGCTCGTTCTGGAACTTATAAACTTGTTAGAATTATCAATGCTGACACCGGAAGAAATGTATCTTTAATTAATGAAACAGGCGTTTCACTACAAGGTAAATATATCAAGGGTGTTAACTCCGAATCGATACGATATATCGAAACTCTAGAAGAACACAAGTCTGGAGTAACACGTGCCGTTGGTGCTACAACTATTACTTTAGCTGCAGATGCACCATCTTTTAATATTGCTGCTTCGGCCAATACTAATGTGTTGTACCTTGTAAGATCAATTGGTACTACTGCTGAAGAACAACAAGGCACTGTTGAGAGTGCCGCTTCAGGTGCAACTATTTCTGGTGCAATATTTAATGTTATTGCTTATAATACATCAACAAAAGTTGCAACTGTGCAACAAACAACATCATCAACACAAAGAAGTTTGAGTTGGTCTTACTCTTTAGGTTCAAATAAATCCACTTCAACTGGTGATGTTGGTGGTGTTTTATATCCACCTAAAGCGACATTTAGAACAGGTGAACGTGTATTGCGTATTACCGAATCTTTCAATAACACATACGATAAAGATGCTATTTCATTCACTGAAACTTCTTTTGTATCTTCTGGTATTGCTCTTAAGAAAACAAATCTTCTTAATACTGTTTATAATTTTGGAGTTTCTACTAAATTTACAGGTGAAACAACGTCTAAAGTTCTTTCAAGTTCTACCACATCATCAGTTCTAACAAGTACTGGTTATAACCCACCGCCGGCCGCAGAAAGCAAAACTCCAGCTGCCGTTGTTGACCAAGCAGTTGTTACTAATGTTGTTTCAGTACCATATGAGGATCCATTGGCTCAAACATTCTATGTTGATCCTGAAAAATATCCACTAGGTTTGTTTGCTGAAAGCATTGATTTATTCTTCAGTGCTAAAGATGATACTTTGCCAGTTACTGTTCAAATTAGACCAACTGTTAATGGCGCACCATCTTCAAATTTTTGGTATCAAGAATCTGTAACAACAAAAAAACCAGAAGAGGTAAATGTTTCTTCTTCACCGAGTGTTGATGTTACTTCAACAGCTACTAAGTTTACATTCCCATCACCTGTGTTTTTGAGTCCAGGTTTGTATGCGGTGGTTATTTTGTCTAATAGTCCAGATTATTTAATGTGGGTCGCTGAAAAGGGTGCATTGACAACAACAAATAAAACTGTGTCTACAAACCCATACGTTGGTACTTTGTATAAATCACAAAACTCAATGGAATATGTTCCATTCTTAAATGAAGATTTGATGTTCACATTGAATCGTTGTAAGTTTACAACAGGTACATCTGCGTATTTTAGTTTAGAATCAGAGAAGCCACCTAAAACATACTATGTTGACAAGTTTAGATTGTTGGAAACTTCAATTAAACCAACCTCAGATTTTCCTGTTGCGTCTAATTATTATTTTGTTTCAACACCAGTTGATGGTGCCAAAGAGACTCAATATAGAAGTTTAATTCCACAAATTAAATATGATTGTGGTTTAGATAATAAATACGCACTTGGTTCTAGAAGAAAAGAATTGGTAGATAAAGGTGACTTTACAGTTAAGTACCAAATCTCGACAAGTACAGATACTATTTCTCCAATCGTATCATTAGAAAGTTTGCACTTAAACGTTTTTGAAAACTTTATTGATAATGCAGAGATTGATAGTGAAGACTTCAATATTATTAGTCCTGGTGCAGGCTATGCAAATTCAAATACTATTGTTATTAATTCATCAACAGGTGAAGGTGCAACAGTGTTCATGTCATGTGATGGT